GCGAGACAGAGGAGCAAAAAGAAAGACAAAGGCAAGCTTACATGCAACTAATAAAAGAAAAAAAACAAGAACTACAAAACTATAAAAGAGATACAGCATTACCTAGAAGTGTTTTAGAAAGAAGGAGTAGATTCCAAGATGGATAGAGATAAATTAGTAAAAGAAATAATACAGGATGAGGGATTTATATATGAGATATATCACGACCATTTAGGATATCCTACTTTTGGTGTTGGACATTTAGTAATACCAAAAGATAAAGAATATGGACAGCCAGTAGGCACACCAGTATCAGAAGAAAGAATATTAGAATGTTTAAACTATGACATAGATATAGTATGTATGGAACTAGATAAGAATATGCCTTGGTGGAAAGATTTAGATGATGATAAACAAAGAGTGATGGCTAACATGGCATTTAATTTAGGACTACCTAGATTGGGGAAGTTCAAAAAATTTTTGAAGGCTATGGAGGAAGGAGATTTCAAAACAGCTGCTGTCGAAATGATGGATAGTAAATGGGCGACACAGGTAGGTAACAGAGCCAAGCGATTGAGAGATAGAGTGGAATCGTGACTGAGGCACTAGACTTAGTATCAGAACTAGGATTACCCATAGCTAGTGGGTTGATAATGGCTTTCTTTATATTTTTAGTGATGAAACAAATGATGGATGGTTTAGTAGATGAAATTAAAACTATAGAAGGTATATCTAAGATGCTTATAACTAGAGCATCTACCATGAACAATGACATAATACGTATAGATACTAGTGTATCGAGTGCGTTAAATATATCGCCAGACCTTGAGCGTATAGCTAGAGCAGAGAACTTTGTAGAGGATGGCAGTATAGATGCAAGGCGTGACTAATGGATATGGATATTGCCAAGTTAGTACAGGACTTTGGTTTTCCTGTGGTTATGGTAGGTGGACTAGGATACTTTGTTTATTTCGTATGGCAGACTATAACTAACAAGATAGACCCAGCTGTTAGCGAAATGAAAACAACTATCATTAGACTAACAGACCAACTTAGATTGCTAGACCAAGACATGATACGCCTACAACAAAAGGTAAATACAGTTTTAGAATTAAGAGAAAAAGAAAAAGAAAAAAAAGATGAATAGAAGAGCAAAAAAAATAGCATTAGCCATATCTTTGACAGGGTTATTTCTCACTTTGTTAGTTGCTTTCATAATCATAGCTGTTGCCAATGAAGTGATAGCAGATGAAATGATACACAAATTTAAAAACCCTAGTTTTTCAGGGCAAGGAACATCTAGCCATTATCTAACGATAGAAAATCAAGAGTTTTCTAGGAAGGAAGCTGTACGTGAGGAGATAAAAGCTTATGCAGAAGAACTAGAACGTGAAGCTGAGAATACTACATTGGCTAGATTTATACGTAATTTAGAATCACGTATATATGCACAGTTATCACGACAGTTGGTAGATAATTTGTTTGGAGAGTCGACATCAGACTTCGGAATCTTAGAGTTAGAGGGTAACACTATTGAGTATAGGGTTGAGGATGACAAAGTAACATTATTAATTACAGATGAAGAAGGCAATACAACAGAAATTACTGTACCTCTCGGCTCTTTTACTTTCTAACTGTGCATTAATTATACCTCCGTTAGAAAATGCTATACCTCCTATAAGAGATATAGAGCCAGCTGAGATAGGTATCTTACTAACTGAGTTATCTAATGTAGATAAACCTATCAAGAAACCTGTAGTGGCTGTTTACACAAAGTCTTTTGAAGATAATACAGGACAGCGTAGAAGTAATAGTCAGTATGCTAGTTTTAGTACAGCAGTAACACAAGCACCTGATGCATATTTGATTAGAGCATTAAAACATTCAGAAGTTTTTGACGTAGTAGAGCGTACAGGTTTAGATAATCTTACAAAAGAAAGACAGATTATACGTTCTGCTAGAGAAAAGTTTGATGAGAAACAAGAGTTAAAACCTTTATTGTTTGCCGGTTTATTAATGGAAGGCGGTGTAATTAGTTATGAAACTAATGTTAAATCAGGTGGTGCAGGTGCAAGATACTTAGGTATCGGTGCATCAAAAGAATATAGACAGGACTCTGTAACTATATCTTTACGTACTGTATCTGTTTTAACAGGTAAAATATTAATAGAAGTGTTAGTTACTAAGACAATACTTAGTGCATCTATATCATCTGATGTGTTCAAATTTTATACAAATAATACTGAATTAGTTGAAATAGAAAGCGGTATAGTAGAAAATGAGTCTATAAATATTGCTTTGCAGATGGCTATTGAAACAGCGGTACTACAAACAATAGAGGAGGGTTATGAAAAAGGTTATTGGAAACAAAAGGACTTTAATTAAGTTATTGTTTTTATCTTTATCTTTTAGCGTATACACAGCTGACAATGAAGTTTATATAGACCAGTCAGGTGCGACATCTAATCTTGATATAGAGCAAGTTGGTGGTAGCGGTAACATTATAGGTGGTGCTGATGCAACAGCTGGTGCTTCTAATATGACACCTTTAGATTTAGATGGCACAACAATGACTTTAGATATTCTACAAAAAGGTTCTACTAATAAGTTTCTTGGAGACATATGGGCAGATACCTATACAGGTTACTTTTCATTTATAGGTGACAGCAATACTTTTAATATGTCTACAGATGAAACTAATGCTACGGGCGCAGATGGTTCTAATGTAAATGTACAAGTTACAGGTAATACTAATACTATGACACTTAATCATGCTATGACTGCACTAGCAGCTAACTTAGATTTAGATTGGACTGTGCAAGGTGGAGGTAATAGTATTACAGCAGCTATAGATGTAGATGGTGCAACTAACTTCATGGATATTGATGGTGATGATAATACTGTAACTTATGATGGCGATGGATATGCCGGTGGTTATTTTTATCTTGACCATACAGGAAGTACAAGGACTTTTAATATAGACCAAGAATCTACACAAGATAATGACTGGCTCAAGATTACGTCTGTTGGCTCTAATGGCACAGTATGTGTTACTCAGTCAGACTCAACTACTTCATTCGTCTGTTGAGATAGGGTCTATATCTGAACTTAGAGGCAATGCACAAGTTCTAAGAGACAAAGCTTATGGTGCTGAACTAGATTTTAACATACAACAAATGGATGATGTCCGCACAGAGGCGGGCAGAGTTGCTATAACATTTGAAGATAGTTCAACAGTAAAACTTACAGAACATTCTAAGTTAGTTATAGATGAGTATATCTATGACCCTGACCCATCTAAGTCTAAGATGGCATTAAAGTTTGCTAGTGGTACAGCAAGGTTTATCACAGGCAAATTTAATAATAAAAGCAACATACTAATACAGACTCCTACTGCTGATATAGCTATACGTGGTACTGATTTTACGTGTACTGTAGATGAGTTAGGTAGAAGTCTTGTAATACTATTACCTGATGAGAATGGTATATCTAGTGGAGAGATAGTTGTATCTACAGGTATGGGTAGTGTTACTTTAAACAAACCTTATCAAGCCACTACTGTGTCGGTGTTTGAAAGTAATCCTAGTACACCTGTGCAGTTGGATATTACATTAGAGTTAATAGATAACATGTTGATAGTGTCACCTCCTGAACAAACAGAGGAGTCATTAGAACAAGCACAGAGCAGAACTAATGTAGATTATTTAGAGTTTGATGATTTAGATATTGACTATCTTAATGAAGATTTTCTTGATGCAGAAGAAAATTTAGAGTTTACAGAGTTAGATATTAATTATTTAGACGTAAATTTTTTAGAGGATTTACTAGATGTAATAGATTCTTTAGAGATAAAAAAAGAAGAAGATGAATTAAAACAAGGTGGTGCTGGTATAAATATTGCCGGTACAACAATAGGACAAGATAAGAAAACTCAGATAACTACTATAGTATCAGGACAAAATATAAGTATGATAAGAGCAGTAAATCAAAGTGCAAGGTTAGATTTAGATGGCTCTAATAGTTATACAATAATATTTATACAAGATGGTGTATCTAATACAGTAAAAGTAAATGGTGGCTCATCTACCACAATAAAAATTAAACAAGGTTCTGGATGAAAAAAAGTATTTTATTTATATGTTTGTTTCTAGCATTAGGCACAACATATGTTTATCAGCCTACACCTTATGAGATATTAAAACTTAAAACATTTGATTCATTAGTGCCAGAAAAAAATCCTTCTGGTAATTTTGTAATACTTAATATAACTGAAGAAGATATAGCTAATGAAGGTGGCTATCCTTTATCAAGACAAACATTAGCACAGATACAAATAAATTTATTACGTAAAGGTGCTATGGGTATAGGTTGGGTGATAGCTTTTCCACAACCTGATAGGTTTGGTGGTGACTTTGAGTTTGCACAAGCACTATCTTTTGGACCTAGTGTATTGGCTATGTTTGAGGGCAAAGGTGATTATCCTCCTACTACTGGCACAGTTATATTGGGGGATGACAATGGAGGAATGATGGCTTCAGGTGTTATCCAGAATATAAAGTTGTTTAAACAGTCTGCGCAGCAGGGGCTGGCTGTAGCCCGGACTGATGCAGATAATTTAATTCGTAGGCTGCCTTTACTTATGCGCACTCCTGATGGTTGGACACCAACATATGGCACAGAAGTTTTAAAAGTATTAGCTGGTGCTGATACATATGTAATTAAAACAAATGATAATGGATTAGAAGAAGTTAGGGTAAAAGGATTGCCAGCAGTACCAGTAGATTCTTTAGGAAGAAAATGGATTAGTTGGGTTGATACTCCACAAACAAATCTTGCAGAAATGGATGTAGAAAATAAATTTGTTTTTATAGGATTTACAGCAAAAGGTATCATGCCACAATTAGCTACACCCGCAGGTTTGTTAGAGCCACATAAAATACAAACAGCTTTAGCAGAATCTATATTGATACAAGATAGTCCTTACATACCTGACTATGCTTTAGCATTAGAGATATTAATCTTTTTATTTACAGTAGTATTTGTTTGGCTTGTATTAAACGTATTTGGTATAACCTACGGGTTAGTATTCTTTGCTGTTGTGTTTGCTTCTACTGCTTATTATGGCGTAACTACGATACAAAAAGGTGTACTAATAGATGTTACTTGGGCATTGATATCACAGTTTATTACTGCAAGTGTTGCCTTTTATGTAAGATTTAGAGAGCAATATAAACTTAGACAACAAATTAAAAAACAATTTGAACATTACTTAGACCCAAGACAA